AGCGCTTTCTTAAATATGGAACGCGCTACAATTAAAAAGCAACAAAGTTATGAGCGAGAAAACTCCAAGATTAGAGAAACAAAGCAAACCGCTATCCAAGCAGATTTTGAGGAAACGGGTATCCGAGCTAGAAACAAGGCTTACAAATCTTCACTCCCTAGTTAAAAACATCGCGCACAATCAAGAAGCAATAGTAACCGCTTTATCGTCTAACGAAATTAAAGACGTAGACGAGGCACAAACCACAGGATTATGAATTACGACCTAATAGATAACATCGAAGTAGACGGAATAGATACAAACGACTATCCAGACTTTTGCGACGCTTTTATAGTCTCAGCGGACTACGAGGGCAAAGCAATGACAGACGAGCAAATAGATACCTTAAACGAGGATTACAACTTTATACACGACTGCGTTTATACACAACTTTTTTAAATGAGCATACCCGTAATATTTGACAATCCTCACGAATTTTTTGAGGAGGCTACAAATCAAAACTATACAGACGCGCACGATTTATTTTATAGGTCTATGGTCGAGTATTTGCTAGACGAGTCTATACAGTATGTATGTACGTTTATTTATAACGAATACGACAAGTATCATTTTGAGCCGCTATGTGACGACGACGAGCAGATTCTCTCCAGAGACGCCCTGCTTTACTTTGAATATATCGAGGAGTACGAATCCTGTCAATTAATATTTGAGGTTTTAAACGTTGAGGATTAGATAGTTATAAATTATTTTTGAGAAATGTTGTTTTTTATTTGGTGTAAACAAATAAAGGTTTGTATATTTGTATCAAACAAAAACAACTAAACACAAAAATTATGAGCTACGTTAAAATTTCAGACAGAAACTTAAAAAAAGTAAAAGTAACGATACTATCTCAAGGTAATAAATTTTCAAAAGTAATTAGAGAAGATAGAGTTAACAGATTTGTTAGCGACGTAGTATTCTTTAATAAATTAACAGGTAAGCCTTATATGGTTAACGTAAAAGAACTAGCATAACAACCAAAGGGGAGCTAACTACTCCCCAAATAACAAAAACCCTATGGAATTAAAAACAGCACTTAATAGATTATTCGACAAAGACCTAGATTTAAACTCTAAGCAGCAGCATATTTTAATTACAATTATAGGCGCGCATTCGAGGCACGAATTTAAAGCAGGCTTACAAGCTGCAAAGGAATTAAAAAAAACCCTAGACTTTTAAATTATGAGAAAATTAATACATAAATTTCTAGTAAAAAATTCAATAGTACCATATAAGACAATCACATTAAAAACGGGCGTAGTTGTAAATCACTACAGAGACGGACTCGTAGACGTTAGTTAATTTTGTTTAGTTTTGTTTAGTTTTGTTAGCCCTGCCTTAATCGGTGGGGTTTTTTTATATAATAACAATAACAATAATAATTTGTTTTAATAATAGGGTTAATACTAATAGTTAACGCCTATTAATAATATGACAAAAGGAGCAGGCAACGTCGGTTGGTCTACAAAGACGAAAGGAATAGACAGACGCAAGAATCAATTTAAGCAGCTTATAACGGAGGCAACCTCTCAAGAGAACTTTATAGCTGTCTTTCAAACTTTAGAGGCAAGCGCGATGTCTGGAGACGTCCAGAGCGCCAAGCTCTACCTAGAGTATACAGTCGGTAAACCTATGCAAAGCGTGGATATAACATCAGAGGGCAACAGCGTAAACATTCCGACTATTTCTTTTACCTCAGCTATTGACGTAACCCCAGAGGATGAGTAATATAAACCTCAGCGAAAAATTTGCGCCATTGTTCGATATACCCGACGGAGTGGATACGTTTATCATAACAGGCGGAAGATTCTCTCAGAAGTCATTTGCAACGTCTCTAAGCGCTTTAAATAGTTGTACGAAGTATGGGCATCGAATTTTATATTCAAGGTATACAAACGCCTCTCTGAAGGATTCCATCTTTGCAGAGGTAGAGGAGAAAATCGAAATCATGAATCTGGAGGATTCTTTCGAGTCGCAACAAAATAGGATTGTATCAAAATTCAATAAGAGCAAAATAGTCTTTAAAGGATTAAAGGCAGGCTCGGGAGTCCAGACTGCAAACCTCAAGGGATTAAAAGATTTCTCGATGCTCATACTTGACGAGGCGGAGGAAATGCAAGACGAAGCAATCTACGATAAGATAGTGCTATCGATTAGAGGTAACGACGCGAGCAATCCAAACAGAAATATTAAGGTATTGATTTTAAACCCTACGAGTAAGGAGCATTTTATCTATATGAAGTACTACGAGAGTAGAGGCGTGCAAGAGGGATTTAATGGAGTCAAAGATAACGTCTGTTATATACATACCTCCTACCTCGATTGTCTAGAGTTTGTACCCGATGAGATACTAGACTATTTCGAGGATATGAAAGTAAGCAATCCAATCAAATACAATCACGTCGTACTAGGCTCTTGGCTATCAAAAGCGGAGGGAGTTGTTTATACTAACTGGAGATTCGGAGAGTTTAACCCCGACGGCTTACAGGTTATCTTTGGACAGGATTACGGCTTTACAGACCCGACAACCTTAGTAAAAATTGCCATAGATAAAAAGAACAAAATAATCTACGCAAAGGAGGAGCTATATAAATCGAAGTTAACCATCTCCGAAATATACGCAATAAATAGACAGAGAGCAGGGCGCAATCTAATCATAGGAGACAGCGCAAGCGCAGGAACTATCGCAGAGATGCAAAAACTAGGTCTTAATATTAGAGGCGCTAAAAAAGGCGCAGGGAGTATCGCGGCAGGTGTGGCATTGATTCAAGACTACGAGCTTGTCGTGCATCCAGACTCTAACAATATGGCAAAGGAATTAAACAACTATATCTATTCAGATAAGGGCGCAAATTTATTTTGTGATTTGTACAATCATAGTCTCGATGCGCTGAGGTACGGAGTTTCTCATTTGCTTGCGAATCGTGGAAAGGTAGAGATAAGGTAAATAACATTAAACCTACAAAATTGTTTTTATTATATGACAGAGACTATTAACATTTTAGTACCCGAAAACATCGCAGATATTACTCTAGACCAATACGTCAAGTTTGAGGCATTGAGAGCAAGAGAGGATACTCTAACGGAGCAAGGAATGGTTGAGAGAGTTATATCTCTGTTTACAGGAATCAAAAAGCAAGACGTTAAAAAATTAGTACACAAAGACTACGAGGGTTTAATGGCTCAGATAATTGCAGCCTGTGAGCAACAGGTAGAATTTGAACAGCGCTTTATGCTTGACGGAGTAGAGTACGGCTTTATCCCAAACCTAGACGAGATAACGACGGCGGAGTATGTAGACCTCAGCACTATAGGAATGCAGCTCGAGGATATGCACAAAATAATGGCTATACTATTTCGCAGGATTACAGAGGAGGACTCTTTCGGTAACTATGAGATACTGCCCTATAACCATAATAAAGAGAATGACGAGGTCATGAGAGCCTGCCCTATGAATGTAGTAAACGGCGCTCTGGTTTTTTTTTGGAGTTTATCGAGAGAATTAAAGGAGGCTATCCAGAAATCTACGAAAGCTCTGGAGGAGAGAAACAAGCCTCAAGCTATTTTAAAAAATGGAATTGGTACGTGAGTATTGATATGTTAGCGAATAGCGATATACTGAAAATTGACAAAGTACTAGCGACAAAGGTCCACGAGTTTCACACGTTCCTCGCTCATAAATTAGACAGGCAGAAAATGGAGGCACAACTAAGAAAACCAAACGTAACACAATTATAATGAACGCATACAGTACACTACTAAGATATATAAAAGCTCTAGCGGAGCAGGACGAGTACGTCAAGACTATAACGACGGGCGAGGATATAGACCTCAACAAAGGAAACTTATTTCCGCTTTTTAATATAGATATAACAGAGGCGACTTTTACCTCTACGGCGACAATCTCGTTTAGTCTCAATATACAATGCCTAGATATTAGAGAGATTAACAAAGAGAATGTAAACGATAAATTTTATCTAAACGATAACTCGACAGATAACTTTAACTCGACGCTAACGTGTTTAAATGCGCTCTGGGTAAAAATGAATAGAGACTTTGCAACTAATAATATAACGGCGTCGGATAGTCCTACCTTGCAACAGATAACGTACTCGGATAAAAACCTACTAGACGGCTGGGATATGTCTTTCGATGTTGAAATGCCTATCTCAGAAACAAACCTCTGCTATTGGATAACTTAAAGAAAATATTTGATAAGCTAGGGAGCAATGTAGTAACTCAAGCAAGAGCCAATCTAAAGAAAAAAAAGAAAGGCGGCGGAGAGCTAGATAAGTCTTTGAAGTATAAACTCAAGGGCAAGGGCATCGAGTTTACTCTAGCGGATTACTGGGAGTATGTAGACGCAGGGGTAAAAGGAAAGGGAGGAACTAAGGCGTCGGAAATGGGCGTAAAGTTAAAAAGTCCAAAGCCTTGGAAACTAAAGAAAGTAACAAATAATAAATTTAAATATCGCAAAGACAAACCTCCTTTTATGGCTTTCAATGGTTGGACTATCCGCAAGGGTATAGCGCCAAGAGATGCAAAGGGAAAGTTTATGAAACGCAAGAGCTTGCTGTATGCTATAGCAAATAGCGTATTTCACACAGGTATCGAGACGACGCATTTCTTTACCGACGCTTTGGATAACGAGATACTAAGATTAGGCGACGATATAGGAGAGGCTTTTGCTTTAGACCTAATCGACGGAATGAACATAAAAAGTAATAACGTAACAATAACATAATGATAAGAGCATTAAGTCCGTACTATATAGATACACCTCTCGTGTATGGTGTAACAACCTGCGATAAATACACGCTAAATGTTTGGGTTTGGAACGGCGACAAGTCTACTCCAGACTCTACTAATAGCTATCAGATAACCTACGAGAACACAACGGCATCGACGGGAACGCACAGCATAAACATAAACGCAATTATACAAGATTATATCGAATTTAAAGAGCCTAGTCCGTCGCTAGTTTCTGGAGTGCAAGTTATAGACGGAGATAACCAACAATGGGTATATAGCTACGTAACCTATGACGACCTTGCTACTGTAGAGCATGAGGCTACGGATATAATGACGCTAGGATATGCGTACGGAAACGAGGGCAGAAATGTTACGGCTGTAACCGATAACACTTTATTAATACCACAGCAATATAAAGTTAACAGACAGGGCAGTTTTGTATTTCCTATCTACGTACCTACAGGCGTAGCGGCTCAAGCTATAACCGTGAAGTCTTATCCTGCGTTAACTATCAATTACTCAGCTACACCTGCGCAGTCAGACCTCAGCGATGAGGTTGTAAAGTATCTATGGATTGATGCGACCGTAGCAACAAACGAGTCGTATATAGAGATAATATGGAACGGCAAAACCACGACGTTAGACATTACAAGAGAGTGTAAGTATACTCCCTTAGATACATTTTTTCAAAACAAAGACGGCGCTTTGCAGAGTTTTACGCTATTTAAAAAGCAAGAGGAGAGCATAAACGTAACGGATAGCAGTTTCGAGACCAACAGAGGGCAGGCATCGGACGGATTCCATCAGTTTGTAAGGTACGGCGTGCAAGCTAGAACTACTTTAACGGCGGAGACGGGTTGGCTTGACGAGGATATGAA